AGTTCTTCAACTTCAGGTGTCTTTGCAACCTGTACCAGATATCTTTTACCATGTGCATACTTGAATGTACGAATGCCTTGCCCTTGATTAGCATCAGACCAACACAACTCCTTGTGTCTACAATAAACACAGCCAATAGGAAGCTTATAATTACCAGACTTCCCATCAGGTATAGCATCATAACACCTATCAGGTATAGTATCTCCTGCCACAATCTTTTTAATTTTCTTAACCCTGTCGCCAGCATTTATCATCTCCATTGAGTGAACAGGTGTTAAGCAAATCTTACCTGTAGATTTATCTATAGCAAGGAAAGCTGCTTTGTCTATGCCATTGGCTTGAGCATACGCAGATATCTGTGCTATGTAACCAAAGGGATCATCCTCTGCTATGTTATGAGAAGCAAACTTGTCAAAGCTTCTCCCAGAAGCAGACTTACAATCAACCAAAACCCCATCAATAATTGCGTCCTGATGTCCTTGTACTCCCTCTACTGATACTTCTTTCTGCTGTGCCTCTACTGTATGACCAGCAACTTCGGCACATAATAATAATAATTCTTCTAATATATAACCGTAAAGAAATTTAATCCTTGTGCTTGGTGGTAAACTTTCTTCAGTTGTTTTTGTATTAACATCATACCACAACTGCCTGTTTGGTTTACCAATACCAGACAATCTTAGATGACCATCTCTTGGTTTACTATACATAAATTCTTTGATATGAACTTTAAGCATATCACCAAATTTATCTATGAGTTTATCGACTTCTTTTTCATCCCTTTCTATAGGAGTAAGATTGAAAAGATCATATATATCTTCTACTAATGTTTCAATTTTTTTCATAATAAAAATAGGGGTGCTACACTAACCCTAATGCAACACCCCTACACTCACCTAGTTACCAAACGGGATATCATCTGACATCTCAGTGGCTGCTTGATTAACATAGCCACCTTCTACAACATCAAAGTCTTTATCCCCATACTCAACCAACTCCACTACTTGAACTCCTGCAAGGTCAGCCGACTTACCTGACTTACCTGCATAGTTCCACTCAAAGGGAAGGGCTTTTACCGTTACCACACTGCCATTCCCAATAAGTTTATTATCCCAAGGATTGTTTTGGGAATCCACTACTGAAGGTGCTTTGCGTGGGCCATTCTTACCCTGCACCTTACGCTTTAATGTGACAAACTCTCCACGCTCGTCATCTTTATTACGAACCTTTAAACCAGCTTGTTGAACTAAAGCTTTAGTATCTTCATCAAGGCAAAGATCAACTTGCCATGTTGGTTCAAACGTACTATTGGGTTCTACAACAGAAGCCCAATAACATTTACCAGTTAAATATAAAGGTTGAATAGCCATATGTTTCTCCTTGTGTTTAGTGCCACACCATCGTGGCTGTTGATATATTTGTCTACTACTTTAACTACATCATTATACACTATCTAATTTAATTTGTCAAGCACTTAATGTGTATCAGCCCATGTTTTTCCAACTTTATAATCACAGTCTAATTCACATTTAACTCCAAGTATTTTTTGTGTCTGTGTCATTGCCTCCTTTGTTAAATTACAAAACCTATTTACATCTGGTATAGCTACTTCAAATTGATATTCATCATGAATTGAAGCAACCAACCTTACATCTAGGCCAGCCTTTATGACTCGTTCCATGATATGAACAAGCCATTGCTTACATATTATAGCACCAGCACCTTGAAGTAGGGTGTTTAATGCCGCATGTTCTGACCTAATATGTAATAACCTACCATCCAGTGCAGGTATGGTGCCACTCTTAGACCATCTTGCTACGTTCTCCCTTAGTCTCATCAGTGCTGGAGTACGCTCCAAGAATTTCTTAATAAGATTCTGCCCTGCGGCTGGTCCCTTACCAACTACCTTACCAATCTTAGCTGGCCCTGCACCATAGAGAAAAGCATAGATAAAAGTCTTGGCTTGATCTCTGGTTCTTAATCCAGCGGCTTGCTGATTAGCTGTGTGTACATCACCCGTCAATACGATGTTGGTATACTCAGGGTCATTCATGTAGTGTGCCAAGCATCTTAGTTCAAGGCCACTGGCATCAACACCTACCAAGCGATACTTAGTCGTATCATCAACGCCCCATAATCCCCTAGATTCTCTGCCGTAGCTACTAGAGATAGAGGGAACTTGTGCCATATTAGGTACTGCATGTGCCATCCTTCCTGTTATGGTACGCAGTGTCATTACTTTGCCACGTACACGGTTGTCTTCTTGGCATTCTGATATCCAAGACTTTAATAAGCCAGTGCGTTTTTGTAACAGAAAATACCTGTTAAACATCTTAGCTTCGGGCATATCAATCTTTGATAAGACTGCCTCATTAATAATTACGTTACCTTTATCAGTCATCTGCTTGGGCTTCCACCCTTTAGCCTGTAGTCTCTCTGCTATCTGCTTACGACTTGCTATATTAAAAGGTATATACTTGGTCTTGGTTTTTAATTCAACCACTGTGGGTTCAAAGTCTTCTTCTGCTTTGGATTCTAGTTCATGCAACTCATCTTGTAACTGAGCCTGTAGGATCATAGCCTCTTTTAATTTAAAAGCAAAGCCATTGTTCTGTTGCTTATCTATTATAGCTCTGACCTTACGCTCTAACTCATAAGACTGAGAACTAAAATCCTTGCCCTCTTTCTCTAGCTCCTGTGCTACCAGACGTGTTACCTCTGTATCACGTTTACAATACTCCAGCATCTCAGGAGAGTACTCTGAGAAGTCATGGAAGTCTCCCTTCTCAAAGCCAAGGCTCTTGCCCCATGCCTCAAGAGAATGCCCACCATCTCTTATGGGATTGTAAAGCTGTGACTCAATAAGAGTATCACGTATTTGATTAAGCTTTATGTTACATCCTAGTATACGATTTAGGACAGGAGCATCAAAGCTGATACCATTGTGCATAATAAAAGTATCAATCTGCTGCGACCAACTAGCAAACTCTGAACACTCCTGCCCTACCCACGCCTTAACTTTATTTGTTTCATAACTCCTTGCTACGATACAATGTATCTTTGTTGCATTCAAACTATCTGTTTCAATATCAACTATAGCTGTTGTCATTTAATCTACCTCAATGAGACAAGCATCCTCTACGTTAATGTGGAAGAACTTCTCACCCTTTCTGATGTTCCTATTAGACACTTCTTTTACCTCACAGTCAAGTAAAATATTTGCGTCAATATGCCATGCTTGTTTACAATCATTACGCCACACTATGAATGTGAAGAGTGCGTCAGGGTATTGCTCCTTCCACTTAGTAAGTAAGCGACTCTTGCGATAAGGTATTCGTATCTCCTTCCAAGTAGGATTCCAATCACCCTTCCAAGAATATTTTATTTCTACTTCATAGAGGTGATGAATATTATCTTCAGCCTTACAGATAATATCAAAGTCTTTTCGTTCCTTTGTATCTATAGTAGTGTAGTTCATGTCCTTAATGTACTTCAAGGTAGCGGCCTTTGCATCTCTATCTGCTACTTCATACAATGCCCTATCAAATTGTTTGCGCTTCCCCATTGTATTCATTTTATATTCTCCATCTGTTCTTTAAAAAACTTTCCTACATCTAACACCTGTTGAGGTGTGCCACTTGACATAATCATGTTGGCTAGGTTTGATACCCAAATAATATTACCTTTTACATATCCTTTTGAATTATCAATTCGATCAACGCTAGGAGAATTATACCTGCCCCCTTCATTGCCTGTTTTAAATTTTATTTTTAATGCAGGACACTCATTATCTTTAGGAAAAATAATTTTTAAAAATTCTTTATCTAAATTAAAATCTAAATTTTTTTCTTTGGCTCTTCCTCTCAAGCTATTAATTTTAGCTGTGAAAAAAGCATCTGAAGCTAGGGTAGTAGCTTTTTCTTTCCATCTTTGACTTTGAACTTTACCTTGTTCAGGATGTGTAGCAGTATATTTTCTTCTCCTAGCTTTTTCTTTTTCTTTAAACTCAGGATCATTTTCATATCGGCTTTTCTTATATTCCCTTTTCCATTTTCTTTCCTTATCTTTATCTAACCAAGCCATTACTCATTCTCCATAAAAGGGTTATCAATTTGTGTCATTCGACCAGTTTCTTTATCGTAGTGTAGATAACAAGCAATACCTGTGTCACCAGTGTACCTGTTCTTTAGAATACGTATGGTAGTAGTGTTGGCAGCTTGCTCATCGTCTGCTTGCTGGTTGCGCTCCAAGGCTATGACGGCATCAGAGAGATGTGCAATGCTGGCAGAGCCACGTAGGTGTGAGAGAGATACCTCACGCCCATCCTCATGCCCACGATCACCTGCTGGCCTACGTAGATGGCTCACCAGTAGCAAGCCTATGCCTGTCTCTTCCACCAGTGACCTTAACTTGGTCATTAGAATATCTATTGACTTGCGTTCATCACCATTATCTTCCTGACCAGACACTAAGATACTTAGGTGATCCAGTATCACCCACTTAGTCCCCAATGCTTTAGCCATGTAACGTACACGAGCTAGGATTTCATCGTTACTAATTGAACCAAAGTGGTCAAAGGCAAAGAACCTTTTTGTTCCTATAGTTTTTTCTTGCCACTCACGTAGTTGTTCAGGTGAAAACTGTTCACGCACTTCTTTAATGTAAAGCCTAGCGTTGGCCTCGACACTCATGATGTTGAAGGCTGTGTTACGTACACTCTCTTCCATTGCCAAGACACCAATGTTATCCTTGGTATTCATCATGAGGTGGTGCATGAGTTCACGCATGATGCTTGACTTGCCCATGCCAGCCCCACTGGTGAACGTGACAAGCTCACCTGTTCTCATACCATAGGTCTTCTCATTGAGATCAGACCAAGGGTACAGGCAAGTCTCACAATAGTCTTCATCATAGAGACTGTCCCCAAGATCATGTAGATTAATAATGCCAGCAGGAGTAAAAGGTTTTGCGGCCCACCAAGCATTGATAAAGTCTTCTGACCTCATGCCTACTTTGAGGCACTCATTGGCATCCTTTAAATCAAGTTGCATTATCTTACATTTATTGGGTTCAAATATTTCAGCAACTTCGTTTGCCGCTTTTCTACCTGCCTTGTCATTATCAAAACACAATACAATATTACCGAATTGATTTAGGTATTCAAACGATTGCTTGCAGTTTGATACCGCTGATGCCGCACCATTCTTGAGTGAGACAACAGGCCACTGAGAACCCATTAGCTGATAGGCAGACATAGCATCTACCTCGCCCTCTGTAATGGTAATGAACTTTGCCTTTTGGGTAAACACATTCTGACCAAACAGACCAGCCCCATTCATGTTGCCTTCAGACCAGAACTCTTTGTTGGCGGTATCACGCACCTTGTTACAGATGTGATTGCCGTTACTGTCATAGTACTGATAGACATGGTGCGTTGTCATTGATCCCTTCTTCTTGGTGAGGGTATTAAATTTTCTTGCAGTCTCCTTTGTAATCTTACGTTCAGTTATATCATTGTACTCAGCAAGTCTACTAGAGTTTAGTAACTTCAGAGAGTTTTGATTTGTATTGGATTGTACTGTAGCCATAGTGGTTACTTCCTTTGCAGGTTTATGAGTCTTACAACTGTAACAATAGGTGTGTCCATCAGGATAGTGATGGTTGGCATCGGATGATCCACACTCAGAGCATGGTCCTTTCCAACCTTTTTCTTCTGGTTGCATGGGTCTTTCCTTTCGTAATTGAATATGCTTCAGAAGGATTTACTCTTAACATATAGCACAAGTTTGATCTATCGTCAAGTTCTTTCTTTGCTTCACGCTTGGTTCTGTATCTCTGTAGTATATTATCTTTATAAACTAAATTATACATCTTCAAAAGTTTCTTTCCAAAGATTATCTACAAAGTCTTCCTTGTCTGCCATGACCTCATTGATTTCAATCTTGGCTAACTGCCTTGCTTCTTTTATGTCATAGCCTTCTTCTTTATACTGTCGTACATAATTTTTAAATAGGGTTGCCCTGTCTTTTTGCCATAAATTTTTAGTCATTTCCTACTATATCCTTTTCAAAATCATCTATAAATTTTTTTACTTCATCTATATCTAAAGGATCATACCCATTGTCGAGCATCATGTACCACAGATCATCTGGATAACCCATTGATTTCCTTAATGTTTCTTGACGTGCTTTCCAGTGTTTATAAAAATTAATTATCTCTGCTGTCATCTAACTCAGCCCACATATTACCAGAACCTTTTTCTTGACGTGCTATAGATAGTTCTCTTCTCAACTGTTTAATAGTCTCAGCCTGACGTTTATTTATAATTTGAAGCGAACTTATATTTTTATTTAGTTGAGTTACCATAGCGTTGTATTGTTTAATGGAGTCTGTCAATTCTAATCTCTCCTTCATCTGATCCTGCTGGCATGTCAATTCCTAAATCATTTAGAAATTTGAGTGCTTCCCCTTCTGTTTTAAACTTCATTGGAAAGCCAGTAGGGGTTGTCAAAATATCAAAGCAATCAAACTCTTTCAAGTCTTTATGTGCTTCTTTAATTATATCTTGAACAATTACAAACATGTTTATATTTAAACTTCTAGAATTTCTAGAACTTTATCTCCTGTAAAATATGTGCTTACCTATTCTTGTTATTCTCTTTAACTTTAAAGACCAAGAAGGTTCGACATAAACTGCGTGATAATGTGTAGCACTCTTAATAGTTTCTATTCTAGCCCCACTTAAAATCATATTGGCAACTGTGACAGCATCATCATAGGCCATTATGTCATACATCTTCTCGCTCTTACCATCACACCAGTAACTAAATGCACACTTGTCTTTAACTGGATTACCTTTCCAGTATACACCTGCTCTTACTACACCACAGATAGTATCTGGATATGAGTTACTACTCAGCCTCTTCATCACAACGCTACCGACAGCAAGCTGACCTACAAAACTCTCTCCTCTTGCCTCAAAGTATATTGTTTGAACCAAACACAACTCTTCTGAATTTAAGTTACGTTGTTCTGGAATGTACTCTGACTGTGCCAGTGCAGGTGTACTAAAAAATAATAACAATAATAATATTTTATACATCAAACTTTAACCAGCCAATCATCTTTATCAACAGATGCCATACAATTATTACAACTCATTTTAACCCATGAGAAATGATAGACAAGAGTATCAGCATGACAGTGAGGACACGTAACAAACTTACCGTCCTTACCTGCTCTTGTATAACGATTAACATTTTTAAATCCATCTTTATAAATGTTTGAGTACATTGACCTACCATTGACATCAATCTTCAATGCTTTAAATAGCCACTCAAAAAAATCTTTATCCATTATACTAATCCTTTTAGAACCTACGTTTATTAACAAATCTTCTGAAGTCTTTTTCAGTAAAGGCTATTTCTTTTTCAATAGCTGTGCGTATTGATACTAGACATTGTAACTTCTCTGAAAAATCTAGAGAATTATAATCTTCTTTCATAATTAATTTAGGACTGCCGCTTTGTTTTGCTACTTCCATTATAACAGACATTACTCTTTCCCCTCTAAGCCATCTATATTAAATACTTTTGCAAAGTTATTTTTCTTTGGAGAATTAAATAGATCAAGAGTCTCATCAACTCCTCCTACTATTTCTCTTTCAATGTCATTGATATGTAACTCAGACCAGTATATCTCCAGTGCTTTAGTATCTGTTCTAGCATTAAACATATGATACTCACCAGCAGGAACTATAGCTACATCTTCATTGTATAAGACTGTAACATCTACCAAGTTATAATCTTTCCATCTATGTATTTCTAATTCTCCTTCCTCTACATAAAAAGCATTTATCTTTGATTGATGTTTATGCTTGGAACAATAGCCACCAGCATTAACAAAGATACTATGTACCTCTAGCTGTGGCCTCTGAATAAGGGGCATTGTTGTACCCCACACCTTACCCTCTACTACACTCATTCAACTACCTCATCAGCTTGTTCTTCAAGACCATTTAGAAAACCATTTATATCAGATAATTTAATATCTGTCAAGCTATTTATTTCTAGCCCAGAGAAGACGCATACATCTACTACATAATCTGCTAGATTATCAGGTACTTCATCGTGAGATTTAAAATTATATTTATTCATAATTTATATCCTTCATAATAACATTATATCATACTATCTTGTATCATGCAACTATAATTATATTATATTATTTAAGAAACTTTTTCAACCTTTCTTTAGTTACTTCTTTTGAAGTATATTGTGCGTTTTCTTTGAGGTATTCCCTGTAGGCATCCTCTCTCAGATTAACATCACTATACCATGATGGCATTTCATCACAAGTATTTTCCATCCATAGCTCCCACTCATAGGGAGACATCCATCCATCAGGTAGTCTCATCTTCCATCTCCTTTGTATAGATACCCATGTCTGGATACCATGTTCCAACGTCACGCTTGGCTGTGCCGTCACTGTTATATGCCATAGCTACACACTTCAACATTATTCTACCTTCTTGATTTACACCGTAGAACATATCAATCCAATCACCATCTCTTAGATACTTACGCATGTTCTTGATGTAACCTTCAATGTCTGCTTGTCTAGCAATAGCACCCTTAACATTGTTTCTCACATCCTTACGAATAGATGCAAGCATATCGGTATTAACCTTGATCCACTGCTTCACCTTATCTGGATGTAGCCTGTGATCTTTAGGTAACTTCTCTAGGCTTGGGTGTATATTCATTGGTCACTCTCCTATTTAAAAAAATAAGTG